AGGGATGAGTTGTCTCGTCAGTAACGTTAGGCTGGCGAGCGTCTGGCTACATTCGCAGATAACTGCGGCTGGCCAGAAGATGAAAGTCCTGCAAGCAGGTTCTGTAGTGCAGACCCACCTTGCGGTGCGCCTTGCGGTGGCATTGCAGGAGATGCCCCAGAAGGAGCCTGTCCTGGGGCTTGTGCCTCACCAGCGGCTGCAACTTCTGGGGATGCTACTGGTTGGGCAAATGCCTCAACAACTAGGTCTTCGATATTGTCGCCAGCTTGACGACCCTTGATGACCGATGCCATTGCTGTAAGAATCTTTGTAGGGTCTTGACCCTGCGCTGCCATAGCTGGCAGAGCTTGTGCATAAGAAGCCATAGCTGACATGAGCGAATCTCTCAATTCCTCAACTTCAACCTTTTCTTCTTCTTGCGTTACGTTCATATCCCATGGCATCTGACGGCGTAGGAAATCGCGTGAGATAAGTTTATCACCACGAGCTTGCAAACCAAACACCAAAGCACGGTTTGGATCAAGTCCTGCCATCATGCCGTATGAAACATCTACCCAGTAATCACCAGAAATATCTTTGCTTGGTGTGTAGGTAATCTCGTAAGGTGCGCCGGATACAACGCCGCGCACTTCCTTCTCAACATTGCCGAATAGCTTCTCATCCATGAGGAAGCACAGGCGCATGACTTGACGGAATACTTCTGAGAAGACTGCCTGTGCTGTCTTGACCTGTGTATCGAATCCACCCATTAGGGCTTCAACGCCACGACCTGTAACGATAGAACCAGACTGCACACCCATACGACCTTGTGGGTAGCGTGAGCCAATGCGAAGCTCTTGATCTAGTGTGGCTGCCTCTTGGAAGATACCGGCAGGAATATCAAGACCGACACGACGAATCTTCTCTGGATTAGCAGAGCGAATAGTTGCGTCTGGGCCAATCTCAAGAACGTTAACGTCAGCAGGCAAAGCAAATGGAGCCTGTACAGATTTTTGTGCTGCTTCCAGCTGCAAGGTAGCAAAGCGAGCCTTGGCAACCTGTACCCACATGATGTCATCGAATTGTCCGCGTTGGTTCTCATCGGAGTCGATGCCAGGGCGGATAGCGATGACGACAGGCAATTCACCGATAAGGTTCTTTGCACGGTCAAGGACAAGGTTGCTACGCTCAGGAACAAACAGGATGACTTCATCCTTGTCTTGATAGCGAAAGACTTCTAGCATACGCTCTGAGTTGCGGTTCTCGTAAGGTCCGCGAATGACAGATTCATGCTCCGGGAATTCGTTGCATAGCTCGCGTACTGTCTTGTTGTAACGCTTGCTGTAGGACAACAACTTGCCGAATCGGTCATACTCTGGGTATGCAGCGATTGGGTTGTCAATGCGAATCATTGGGCGCTTGTTTTCCCAGTCAGGCTCAATGATGAAAGGAAGCATGCCGAAGGTTACATAACGGTCTGCGCCTGTATACATCAGCGTTTGGAGGCGGCATGTATCGCGGTAACCTGCGGCAATCATAGTGCGCTTATCGGCCTTCTTGCGCGCACGGTCTGAGACAGAATCCGTAGAGTCGCAGTTGAAGGCTGGGAGTGGAGCAATAACTTCTGCCACGTCGCGGGCAGCAATGTCAATAAAGTTAGCCACCATAGGCTTAGGAAATTCGTCTGGGAACATTCCTGGGTAAACTTGCTGAATGTCACCTTGGCGGATTGCTTGCAGATCTGTCCAGCGAGCATCACGTTGATGGTAATGGTCGCGGAGCTTGCGTATCTTTACGCTTAGCTCGTCGATGTCAAGACTCACAAGTAACCTCCGTTAGCAGCCATCTTCTGTTGAAGCTGGGCATATTCTTCCAAGTTAACAACCTTGCGGCGCGCTAAATCCATTGGTGTAGCAAATGGATTCTTCACGAATGTTCCGCCATAGGCGCCTGCCTGATTGATATAATCACGCATTTGTGTTTCAGCAAACCAGAGAGCCATTGGGCCGTCTTGCTTGTTCTTTGTTCCTGCCGACCAAGTGATAAGTTGTTCAATCAGGGCTTTGATATGTTCGTTGTCAGCTCGTGGCAATTCCAGAAGATTGTTCTTGAGGAACTTGCCTTGACTATCTACCGAGCCAAATAGCGGAGCCATAGAGGCGACGCCAAATTCTAAATCCATCTTATTGCCACCGGTATAGTGCTGGACAAGACGGATGCCTCGTGAGGCAAGGAACGAGTTGATTTGCTCGTCTTGGGTGAGGAATAGCTGGAAAGCATTCTTCTCAATGACCCAGACCTTTGGACTGTATTTCTCTGTCCATGAGCGAATCAAGTCACGAATAGCCTGCGGTGTCGGGGCGGGCATACGCGATGCCTCTAGCAAGTAACGCTTGCCTGTGGTTCTATCGCCAGCCATGATGACCGAAAAAGTATCGCCAGACATGGCAGGATCCATTGCAGCGACGATGTACTGACTGCTGAGATTCTCAGGATGTCCTGGTGCGCCAGGAATCAATGGGCCGATAGCCCGCATGCCGCTGACAGAACCGCGTACACACTCAGGAGAGAAGATAGCGGTTGACTCAACATCTTGTTGCTGGTAAACCATCGCCCAAGTCTTTGGGTCAATCAAGCCGCGACGGCGGCGTAGATGTTCGCCGGACCAACGTGGGTACAAACCGTTCTCGTCTGGCAGGGTATCGTCTGCATCCCATGGACGGTCAGACTTAGGCCAGAGGGTAACCCAATCCTTTGGGTCATCGGCAAATTCTAAAACTGCCGGCATGGCAAGGTACGTCCATGGCGACTTGTTATCTGGATAACGCTCAGGGTTACGCATCTCGCGGTATAGATCCATTGGGTCTACGCGAGTGCCGACAACCAAAATCTTTCCCGTTGGACCAACACGCGTCAAGACTTCCTGTTGAATCCAGCGAATCTGCTTTTCGTACTCGCCAGCGTTGGCAAGAGTCACGCAGTCGTCAAGGATGATTAGGTCAGCACGTGCGCCGTAAATCTGTCCGCCGATGCCGAGTGCCTGAAGCGTAGGGTCTTTTTCACCCGACTCGCGCTCAAGGTAAATGGCGTCTTGCGTCCACTTCTCAGCCGTGGCTTTGAAGCCTTCCACTGGAGCGTATCGTCTTTGAAGCTCTGCCCATTGGGGAGAGGTAAGCCGCTGCTTGACGGCATAAAGAAATTCCTTTGCCATCGACTGCGTCTTAGAGACAAGCTTAATTCGGACATTGGGATTGGTAACAATCCGATATGTCACATAGTCGATAGACACGGTCATGGACTTAGCATGTTCCGGTGGCATGTTAACCAAAACGTAATTCTTAAAGTTTGGCTCGTAGGTCATGTTGCCATGCAGCCAGGCGGGTTCGCCTTCCTCCAGCAGGGAGGTAATGTTACGTTGATGGTCGAAGGTCTTGCTGTTCAAATACTTGAGGCGAAATTCCTCAAAGCTGATATTGGCATCCTCGTCGGCGATAACGCCTTTTCGGCGCTTGATAACTCGCGCCAGATCAATCGCCTCTTTAAACTGAGGGTCGGATGCTCGGTAATACTCATAGGACTTGACGGACTTGCCGACTGCGCGGCAAGCGTCTTCGACGGTAACGCCGTCGTTGATTAGCTCAACGAGGCGTTTTTTTGCCTCAGGCGCGGACAAGCTAGCGCCTTCGACAAGGCGGTACTTCGATGCGTCTTTAATTGCCATTGGGTGAAACTCTCCTTTGGCATAAGTTTATAGGTATCCTACTGCGAAGCATTGCCTGTGGGCAATGTCGTGGATTGTTTAGGGGGCGCCGCCAGGCGCCGCCTGTCGTCTTGCCTATGGGTTAACGAGCAGGGCCATAAGCCCTGATCGGTTGTTCGTCTCATCGGCAACCTCGCTGTGAGGCTCGGCTGCGATGAAGCCGAACTAACGGAGCCGTATTTATTTTATCCCCTATATATACTAAGGCGGGATAAAACCGCTTTATCCCGCTTTGGAGGGGGTGATTTATGTCACACGCTCTAAAGTCAGTATTTTATACTGCTTATGGTTAAAAAATAGTTTGTGCGCCGTCTTAATATGTGAGACGAAATACCGGTATATGGATCTAATATTTAGAAAAAATATTTTGGTGGATAGTTAATACATATATCACTCGTAGTTAAAAACCCTCGGGTTGAGCGTGGCACGGCTCGGCTTTGCCGATTATTACCCTGACCCTGACCCGTCAGAACATCGCGTTGACACCAGCCTTTGCGGCTCGTTTCGGGGCGATATTGCACCGTTATAGAACCGTTTCGTGGGCAGAACGGACGGTTTCGGGGCGTTAAGCGGCGTGTGTGGGAGGACTGTCCACCCGCCCCAATCCGCCAATCACCTGCCCTAACGGCTACCAATCGGGGCATCCAGCAAGCCAATCGGGCAAGCCAATCCGTCACAATCAGCCGATGGCATCGATGACCAGGACGATGATCGATTGACCGGTGGGCTAGCAATCGCCGCCCCTAAGTGCTAGGCACAAGGCTAAAGCCTTGTTGCCGTCAGGCTATCAAAAGCTGGCTTTTGATTGCCTCTAATTGTCGACAAATCTACAGGGCTAACCGCCCTGATTTGATAACGAAATTGTTATAAAACTAGGCGTTAAATGGGCTTGACACGTTGCACCGGTCAGGCAATAATCGGGGCGTGAACGCAAGCA